GAAAAGTCTTAACAGTACTATATTTTTGATAGGTAACAAGATACATGGTATGATGGATGATTGGCGCGCCAAATATCCAGAACATAGGCACGGGTCAGAATCGCATCGCAAGCAGTATCATCGATTGGTTATGGAGGTGATCAAGGTGTCAGACCGAGTGACTGAATCGCATATCGTGAGCAAGGTGTGCAATGGCGTCATTCTGGATCGCAAAGCGGCGATGGATCGATAATGAATGTAAAAAGAAGACGTGTAATTGTAATAATGGACAGTTCAGCAGTTGGAATAGGCGCGATCATATTCTTCTTAGTGTGCTGCGTGTTTTGCGCGATGGAATGCGAGTTCTGCGCAGAATGTGGACGGGGCGACGCGGCCAATGCACGCGATGCGGTCAATGCAGGCAATGCGGACGAAGGGGAGGTGGTTTCGAACCCGATTGAGGTTTAGAGGATTAGGCGGGGGGGGCGGGGATTATTCTCGGGGGGTACTGTAAAGACGATGAGTATGAGGAGGATGAAAAAATCGGCTGGCGGTGGTGATGACGAAGACAACGACAACATAGATCTTGATATTGTTGGTGGGCTGGAAGAATATGCTGCTAATCAGGATGTCTCTTCTGCAAGAATTACAGTTGATGATAGTGGGTCGCCTGTACCTGTAAAACGTGGAGCATCAACTGGTCAAACAAGTGCGGAAAAGGTAATGGCCTATCCAAATGCGGATCGTTCAAGCATAACCAACAAGCCATTTTTAGCAGCCGTCCGGAAAATAATAATGAACGAACCGGACACATCCCAGCTTGTGAAGTTAATACAAACAAAAATCGTTGGAAGTTCGAATACGAATATAGATGGTAAGGCTTTGCGAAAAGCATTTGCAGCTGGTGCTAACGAAACCAAACAAATGGGACTGGTATGGCCACGTAGTATTATAACCAATATGAAGGCTTTTGGTGGAGCAGATCATTTAACTGGTGTCCGTAGTGATCAATTGAAGGATTCTGATAAATTGAGTATAAAAGGCAGTATGTCGTCGCAGTTCACCAGTGCACAGATAGAGCATAGTGAATCCGGTGTGGGGTTTTGGCCTAAAACTGGATACAAAATATTACAGGGAGGTGGTTATAAATGGCACGATAGTCTTACTGATAGGTTGGAAGCGTTTTATAATGAAATAAATTCTCATAATATTGGAGGTGAAACTGGAAGATCTTATGCGATTGCGAGTGCCAAAACTCAAGGTATAATTAATATATTTGAAACTCTATATAACGAGAACCAACTCAGAACCAGTAGTGCCCAATCTGAAACCGAATTTCCCCCGTTGGAGATTCTTATTATTATGATAGAGTTCTACCTTTCTTTGTCGCAACCAAACCAAATAAAAAGTGATGCCAACTTTATGCATGATGCTCGACGACCTATCGCTCGATTTCATGCGAACCACGTGCATGTATTTGTTAAATTATTGTACATTACAATGCGTGATGGAAACCGACCTGACAAATCACTTGATATTAATAGTCTTCGAACAAGTGATGATAAAACTAATGAAAGACCCCTGCATGCTGGGACCTTTTTTGCCTTTACGGATGCGTCACAAATAAGAAACGAAGCTCTTATCATTACACGCTGTTGGGAAGAACAAGGTCTGACAACTCCTGATGATATTATGCAATCTTTGGAAACAAATATCACATGGCGTTACGAGATGATGGATAGCCTACGTGGGGCATTGTTATACCAAACTGGCCCCATTGGCGCGAGAAGGAATACTCCTTGGAAGGAACTATTTAAAATTGCGCATAATGAATTATATGGTACTGAACAGACTGACCTACAGGTGTTGAAGGTACTCGCTGACAGAAGGGGACTCACTGAAGATAAATTTGAGGTCAACTGGCGCGTTCTTAAGAGGATTCTTAACGAACGTAAAGACCTACGAGAAAAACAGGCAAGTTCTAGGAGTGTTACTGACTCAACTTTATTAGCAGTCGAGTTGGTGAATACATTCAGGACCACGGCGAACTCGTCGAAGGCGAACTCGTCGAAGGCGGCGAACAAATCAACAAGACTAACTGAGAAAGACCTTAGCGCCCAATATAAGCGTGATTTGAAACAATCTACGGATAACATGCAACGGCAAAACAAAGAAAGAGAAGAAAGAACAAAAAAACGTCAAATTAACGAAGATGTATTTAGGAGTGTTAGTATTCCTAGTAGTAGTACACCCCTACAAACTAACTCAGAAACATGTATACACGCCCAAAAGAAAGTAAAACAATCAAGAACTGAGGTAGCTGCGCGAGAGGAAAATGCTTCAAATTGTAAAGCAGTACTAGAAGACATAATGGATCAATCAACTGGACCAGTATCGGATCAGTCTGGATCAGGTCCGCATGAAGATGCAATGGCGGCATGTAAGGCTCTTATGGATGCGAAAAAGAACTTAGCCGATGCGATTGATGAATGTAACAATGCATGTAATGGGAAGTGTTCGAACCTTGAGGCGATCGGGGTGAAACTGCCAGCTGTTCAACCTGTTAAACGTGTTCAACCTGTTCACGTAGTCACGAATGCACTCCCGTCAACGTTGCCCATAAAATCAAGGTTTCCCCCAATAAGCAATAAGTCCAAAGGCGGTACGCGCCGCAAGCGCCTTCCCAATAAATCCAACCGCACCCGAAAAGGACGTCGCGTGCGTAAAGGTTCAAAGTCAAAACGTACGCGTCGCGTGCGTAAAGGTTCAAGGTCAAAGCGTACGCGTCGCGCACGTAAATCCAGTAGAAAGTCAAATACGCGTCGTCGCCGAAGGTAGTGTGTAGTGTATGATGTATGTACAAAAATAACAATAATTTATTTTTGTGCGAATTATTTTTCGGAATCCCGTTTTAGTTTGACAGTTTTTCTCTGTGGCAGTGATTTTGTTACGGATGATCGTTTTGATTCTGCATTTTTGATGGTATGTTTTCTGGACGTTTTGTTGTATTGAAGTCCAGGTATGGCTACTAGTTTGTCGTTGGCGTTGTCATATTCAACGTCTTTTACTCTTAACAGTTTTTTTTTGTCTAAGCAGTCTTTTAAATATATGATGAGTGATGCCTTATCTTGTTCTGTATATTCATTTTCCGTAGCATATACGTCGGCGAACTCTGTCATTTTTTGCAGTTTGTTTGTTTTATCTAATTTGTTCCATCGTCCTACGTTGTTGGATGCTGTAGCGTCTTCTAGAAATTTATCTAGAGTGTTGATTGTATCGCTCATGGGTCTTCCTCCAATGTCTTTTTTGGTTCCTCCTTGAACCATAGATTTATATTTGAGGTGTTTCAGTTCAATGCATTGTTCCTCTTCATCTTCATCAATCACGGTTCCATATTGTTTGCGTTTTTGTTCGATTGCGTTTTCTATATTGTCTTCTTGATACAGCATGACACATGCCGTGTTATTACACGATGCGCAGTCTATTGAAGACGCATCAGTATATGCGCATTCGCATATTTTGCATATATAGAATGAGTATATGACATTAGATGATGTATCGAGTGTTGTGTCCATATACATTATCATACCGCTTTAAGTTTAAGTCGTTTGATAATGTATATAGTTGTATATGTCTAATGATGTGAAGGCGATATGTATCGTTGGTAAGCACAGCAAGTATCAAATGAATAAGATAGTATCAGATGTAGAGAGAAAAAGTGAGTCTAGAAAGTTGGAGTTAGAAGAGCAGTTTTACAGCCATCGCATTCAATTAGATCTCATTAGAAGCATGGTTTGTGTGGAAGATGAACTCCCCTTACAGTACGTGTCTGCTGTTCCGGTGTTTGTCCGTCATATTAAGGAGAAGTTGAGTGGATATTTGTCTCAAGATCGACTGCAGGGTCGAGTAAATGATGGTGTTCATATCAGTTATATGTCTGCGTTGCAAAAGATAGTAGATTGTGATCAAAAGTGTTATTACTGTTGTGAAGACGTTCTTCTATTATATACGGTTGTTCGCGAATCAATGCAATGGACATTAGACCGTATCGATAATGATGTGCGCCACACAGCAGATAATGTGGTAGTATCGTGCCTTGATTGTAATTTGTCGAAGAGGCGTCGCGGTAAAGAAGCCTTTCGTGCAACAAAACAGATGGTTCTTCGCAAGTGTGATGACGCCGAAACTGATGATTTGAATCTATGTGATGTGTTTGAAGTATTTCCTGATCTGGATGATCCATTCTCTCAGGTGTGCAGTAGTATTGAGTATTCGCAAGATAGTTGAGTTGTCTTATTCCATAGTGCGAATAGACTCCGATGCGCTATTCGATATTTGTTTGAGCAGTTTTCTCCCCCGTGCGCGTATGCGCTTCTTTTTGCGCGTGTCTTTTGATTTATGTTTCATTTTTTTGATATGTCTGCGTGTTTGCATAATACTGTGATAGTGGTTGTATACAGTATGCAAATATTTTTGCGTACTGTATTGATTTCGAGTACGTTTGTATGATGTATGCAAAATACAGTGGTATAGTAATAGTAATAAGGTAATGCCTAAAGTCGCTATATTTTGGAAGTGGCGCAACGGAGGCGCCGATGCGGACTACATGGTCGAACGTTCGCCTCTGATTCGACCAGTGAATAAGCCAGTTGTTCGCGATGAGGATAAGAGTAGTCTGCCTGAAGACATGTCATTTAGTCGTTTAAGCAACAAGCGAGAAGATACTTGTACAAAGATGGGAGAGAGAGAAATGGTTCGCCAAGTGGGAATGAATCCCTTTTTACGTACAGATTACGTGAAGGGTATAGAGATTCGAGATAAGTTTTTGGTTCCATTCCATGAATCAAAGCCGGCATATGATCAAGATTCATAAATTGCGTCAAGGTGTTTGAATTTATTCGTATCAAGTGTGCATTGTGTATGTTTGCATACCTGGTTGCATATACATGTGTTGTCTTTTTCTTTAGCATCTGGTCCCTGTATGTATGCACTTGTATTTTTAGACAATGTATTATTCAGTAGTTTGCAGTATGGTGTGCATTTACATATGTTGTATTTGTTTGCGACTATCGTTTGAAAGCATGCAAGTTTACAGTATGCCTGTATAAGTGGTGTATTCATCTACATACCTATTTGATTAATCTTTATGTGTTCATATGTGCTGTAATTCATTTGAGTGACAATACATATTCAATCATTGCATATGTATGTATATGCATTATGAAATGTTACGGTTTGGGATGTCAGAAGAAACCAAATAGATGGAGTTTTCAGTGACAATGATGTATTCTGAGTTACTTTTGTAAAACTTTGAAATAGGGGATGTATACTCCTCTTCACTTTTCACCAAAAGTTTTTCCTTATTATCACGGATTCCGATTAGGGCTTTTCCATCAAGAGATGCCGACCAGTAATCTAAAATAATTGGTTTATCCTCAACGATTGCAATTTTGCATGCGTGTTTCATAGTCATGTCTGATGGGAGTCGGTAATTTGATTGAGTTGTGCTGGGTGCTTCGTTCGTGGATGGTGCTTCGGTACTTGACATTCGTTTTATTGTACTAACGCCAATTTCTTTATACACTTTTACGATATTTTGTATAAGTTATTTGACTGTTTGGGTATATATTGATATTTTTCCGCATACAGACCAGTAAGTATTTTGTAAAGTGAAACTCCGTAGAATATTACATATCGATATTACATGGATGATTTGCGCATTATACTCAATGGTCATGGTCACAATGTTCTACAATATATTAAATGTTTAATCGATCAAACAGAGAAAGATGGTAAGGTGTATTCCGTGCAATGGGTTTTATATGGGATTGTGGTGATAGGTCATGTATATACTATGCTTTTATGTCAGTCTCGGTCTATTGATCGTGCTAAAGCGGGTTCAACCCGTGCGATTGGTCTTTATATCGAGTTTATCGCCCAAATTTCTATGATAGAAACCTGTGAAGGGTCATATACCCCGTACACGATTGGTTGCAAGGATGCTGCCCAGTTTGTGTATAAAAAGATATTTCCAGAAGTGCATCTCGACCATACCGTTCCTGAGGTAACTGCTACACTAGGTTCTTGTCTTCCTAGTATTGTTGTGATAGATTTATCTCATATCGATATTTATCTTGAAACCCTGCATGAATATAAGCAGATAATTCATAATATGGTTCGTGTTCTCTTTAGCAAGGAGTTATTTGATGACAATGCTACTATTGATGGGTCTCCATCGTATTATAGCGAAGTTATAGGTCGTCTACTTGAAGTGAATACGACATTGGAACAGGTTCCAATTAATCTTTCATCGTATCGTGATATAGTATCATCCCAATGTGTGAATAATAATATGGGCTGTCATACAGAACAGATGTCTCCATTAGAGTATTCTGAATGGCTTCATAGTATTATTTGTCGTTGTTTTGATTGATAATGGTGTTTGACTGATCACATGTAGGAGAGTTTTCATCAAATACGATGAAGCGCTTTCTAACTTTTGAGTTTTTCTTTTTGACAAATGATAATTCTTCTTGTGTAGCGAGTCTCTGACATATGTTTGTAAACTCTTCTTTGAGAACCTTCTTTATGAAAGTGAATACAACCTTTAGAACATCTTCATCGCACATGCCTACTATGAGAATGCTCCCCGTTCGAAATACCATAAATGATACTGTAATTAGTGATGGGTCTTTGATACTAGACACAACGTCTGGTCGTGAGCCATCCTGAACAGTTCTGTTTGTATCATAGTAAAATTTGCATTGAATGCCTGGATATGAGCATGGGTCAAATATACATTGTATGTTATATTTAGTTTTGAGTATATCGAATAATACGTCCCTGTTTATGTAAAATCCACAGTTAAAGTTTGAGTTGATAAGAACCGTATCGCATTTACCAACGTAGGAAATAGGTTCATCGACGATGTCGCGAATATACATAAGAACATGATCCAATACTGTTTTTAGGTGATAGTCTGTTTGAATGCCTGGTATTTCGATTTTTCCAGTATTGAATATCTTTACATGGAACTCTCGAAAGGTTCCATAACTGTGGTCTGTTTCATCGTCTATTTTAATACGAATAATAATAACAAAGCAATTATAAAATGCACATTTTTTCTTGTCTCTGTAGGTAGTGACATCTTTCATAGATAGCCCAACGCTAATTTTTCGTACGTCTTTAAACCAGTCTTTTTTCCCAGATGGGTTCCGAATGCTTGTCATAATTTGATTGACAACGTAAAACTCGTTTTTCATATTATTCTCAATTTCATTAACTTCTTCTTGTGACGTAGAGTTGAATTTCATCTGTTTTTTTACAATTCCGTTTGCATGTGTATCATATCGCATAACGGGTAGTTTCCAGAATACCTTTCCAAGGTTAATAGGAGTAGTTAGATATGCAATTTTGGATTTAGTTGATATATAAATGTCTCCTGATGGAGGACATGTAGCTGATATATTTGTATGTATAGATAAGTGGGCTGTATCAGGATCTGTCGATGTCTTATCAATATTTCGTAGCATTTTATCTTCGTATGACGGGTCAGATACGAACATTTCCCATTCGTCATCGATACTTGGTAATTGTTCCATGAGGTTCTTTAAATATGTTTGTGATGTATATTAAAACTCTGGGTATTCTTTAAGTCAATTTTTATTGCGTGTGTATACAGTACAAGTGGAATACGAGTATGCAGGCAGAATACCAACAGTCTTATCCCATTCCTATGAAAAATAAGGAGCAACCTAAACCGACTGTAAAACCAACGTATAGTTTAAGTGAAAAATTGTTCGACCCAGCATCAAGTCCTCCTGCGTCGGATTTTATGAAACGATTATACGAACGACATGTATATTATAACATGGTCGCAAACTCTTCAAAGCCTCCTAATACATAATTGATTAACGTGGGGTCATTTACAGTTGATGAATGTACCACTCTTTCTATAAATGTGAGAAACGCAGACGTAACGTGGATTTTTTTAGATTTGATTAAATATGTAAAATAATCCTTAATAATACTTGTAAACGTCATCTCATATGTTTTTCCAGTTGCGATTAAATATTTATATGCAGCTTTGTATGTTTTTTGTTCACCTGCTACTATTTTTTTCAGTAACCCGGTTAGTTTAACCCATACCTTATCATCTATGGTGATTATATCTGTTGTTCTTACATTGTGGTTACACTGCATAAAGTTTATCATACTACGTATATCAGATCCATATATTTGTTGTATGTCTTCTATCTTTTTATCTGTAATGGAAATTTCCTCAGCCTCAGTGATATGTTTCAAAAATCTATATATATGGTGTTTTGGTAAATTATTGAACCGTATTTTCAAAAACTCTGTTTGTAACCCTTCATCAATTCTGCTGATATAATTACAAATTAAACAGAAGCGAACAGTAGTACTGTACGTATCTATTAGATACCGAAGTGCGTGTTGTGCATTTTTAGTCATATAATCTACTTCATCTAAGACTACAAACTTCATACCATTAGAAAACATGCATTTTGAGTTGACAAACTGAAGTATATGATTTCGGATGATGTCAATACCTCGTTCATCTGACGCGTTTAATTGAATAATCAAATCTTTATTTACCTTCCCTATTTTTGCTTGGTAACTGGAAATTAAATTATTGATTGTAGTAGTTTTTCCAGTACCGGGTGGCCCGTACAGCAAAATGTGCGGAAAATAACCAGTTTCAACAATATTGTGACATATTGTTTTATTGACGTCATTAAGCACAATACTATTAAACGAAGTAGGTCGATATTTTTCAACCCATGGCATGGCAAATGTAGAAGAAGACATAATGTGTGTATTAATATAGATATGATTGTCATATATACCTATATTAATTGTGATATACATTCAAGGTGGTTATACGGGTAGAACACTAGGTGAAAATATACCAAAGTTTTCAGAAGGCGTCACCTTATTACTAGTTGATTTTAGTTTTCGTTTGACTTGGTAGTTTGCTGCGGTAGGTATAATTTTATTGTTGATAATAAACTCGTCATTGTCTTCATGAAGTTCAGGTAAAATGCGCGTGATAGGTTTATCTACTACTAGAAATAGTCTATCGCTTTGGAGCAATGCTCGATACTCTTGAATACTTAGATTTCCGAAGAACTTGTCAAGCAAATAGTGTGGGTCGGGTGCAGGTTTAATATTTTTTGAATACCCATAGACGCTATTATAAATAGTGTTTAACAAACTATATCGTTCAAACTTGCTTGAACTATCTAGATTTTCATTCATTAAATATGCGACAGCACATTCGGGCGAACAATAGCAGCCATATACATGGTAACTGTTTTTTAGATACATTTTGGGAATGTACACAGGTGGATTATCAAACTCAAATGTACACCAAAAACAGGCAGCATTGGAATCTGGAGCACTGTTTATGTGAAGAAGGTGTTCCAGAGACTTAATTTTCTTCCATATATCTTTATGTGTCCCAGTGGATGGCTTAGTTATGGACGTATTGGTCATACTTGCCTGTTCTAAATCAGGCAGAGTTGCTGAGCGTGTTCCTGCAAATAAATCATCATCTATGGACATATCTGTTGGATTATTTATTACATGATATGTGGGAATGTCACTACTATATGAATTAATATTTACTTGTGAGAAATCTGATTCTCGATTACCATGGCATTCGAGATCTGTGGTTGAACACTTTAAATGCAATATAATATTAGGTTTGAATAGTTCCTTTATAGGTTCTTCTATACCAACATCGATAATCTTCCCCCCTTTTGGCTTTCTCCCTCTCTTTTTCGGAACGGCTGGGGGGCTTGTAATAGGCAGATCCGTCTCTACA